TCACTCCGGGACCGTCAGGCGCGCCGCTGGTCCGGACCCGTAGGTCTCGGACACCTGCGCCACCTCGATAGACAGCGGGCCGGGTGACGGCGACGCCAGCCGCCAGAGCGGCGCGGTCACCGTCTCTTCTGCGACGATCGCGCCGTCGCTCAGCGCCCGCACGAGGTACAGCTCGCGTCCCTCGCCCAATGGCACATCCAGCCCGTCCCAGCTGTCGCCTTCGACCCGCGCGCGCCGGACCCAGCGGACGACCAACTCATCGCCGTCGCGCGCGGCGGACAGATGCACCGGGGCATAGGGCCGCAGGCCCACCCCCGCGAACGTCCGCTCGACACTGACGTAGCTGTCGTGCCCTAGCGGCTGCCGCGACGGCCCGATCCGGTAGACCCGCCGCGTGCCCCGCGCCGCCGGGGCCAGACGGATCTGCCGCAGTCGCTCGTCCAGCAGAACCACGCAACTGCCCGCCGGCCAGACCTCGGGCATCACGCCGTCGGTCCCGAGTTGCCCGCGCAACCTCAGCGACAGGTCATAACGGTCGGGACCGGCCACGTCGGCCTCGGCGAACTGGAACACCTCCCACAGGTCGTCCTCGCCACTGCCGATCGCCACACCGTTCGCACCGGCCAGCAATCGCTCCCACGACACCGACAGCGGCGCACCGTGCCACATCCGCACCCGCAGCGGCGCCCCCCGGTCCACCACGCCGCTCGCCGCGCGATGCAGCGGTGTTTCCGTCACGCCCACCGCCGCCTGCCGTTCGATCACCGCGTTCAGCCCGAAGCCGTCACCAGACGCCGAGTCGTACAGCGCCGCCCCGCCGGACCAAGGCCGCGCCGTCATCGCCACATGCGGCGCGTGCGGCGCCTCGTTCCCCGTCAGCAGCGGCAGGTCCAGGAACACCGCCCGCACCGGCCCCGCCGCGACATGGCGGGACACACGGGCGGGTGCCTCCTCGGCATGGCGCGGGCGGTAGACCTCCGGGTCGATCCGTTGCGCCTCGATCAGGGCGTGCTCCGTCAACTCCACCCGGTCGATGCGATAGCGCTCTCCCTCCAGCCCGACGACGTCACCCGCGCCCAGCGCGGTCCGCGACGGCGGCAGGGCCAGCCGCACCCTGTCGCGCGCCACGTGGGTCTCAGAGAGCCAGCGCTCCGCCGCGCCCGTCGCCTCGCCCTCGGTCAGAACCAAGGGCAGGTCGGTGCGCGCGACCATCCGCGCCGCGCGTCCCGGCAACACGGCCTCCGACACGGCCGGCGCGAAGTCCCTGCCCTCGCCGAGATACCCGATCTGCACCCTATCGCCCGTCTCGACCTCGGCGCTCCGCACCTGCTCGACCGCCCCGTCCAGCTCGTCCGTCACCGCCAGGTCGTCCCCCGAAAGGACGGCATCCACCCGCCCGTTCCGGCTTTGGAACCGCAGCAGGCCGTCGCGCTCCACCGCATCGAACCCGTAGGCCAGCATCAAGGGTTGCAGGACATTGCGCCCCCCGGTCACCTCGTCCACCGCATAGCCGCGCACCAGCCCCCACAGCCGCGTCACGTCGACCGAGCCGACGCCGGCGGCCGCACAGGTCTCCTCCACTACGCTCGCCAGCGCCCGCGCCCCGGCGCGCCCTGGCAGCCAGTGACCGCGCGTCCAGTTCGCGGTATCGGCCCACAGCTCGGGCGTGCCCGGGAACCACGGATAGGGCCGCGCGTCCCACGCCCAGGCATGGGCGCGCTCCAACGGCACCATCGGCCCGCCGTAGACATCCGACACCGGGTTGTTGCTCGGATCGCTCCAGAACCCGGTCACGGCCCGCAGGTATTGCAGCTGCAGGAAATCGTCGCGCCGGCCGGTGGAGTGATGGGGCAACGCCGATACCGAGGATTTCGGATCGAAGAACACGTTCGGCTGGTTCGTGCCCTTGTCCACCGCCGGACACCCGAACTCGGTGAACCAGATCGGCTTCGAGCGGGGCTCCCACTCGGTCCGCTTCGCCCGCCGGGCCCCGCCTATCCGCTCGTGATGCGGTCGGCTCCACCAGTTGCGGATATCCTTGTAACGAAAGATCCACGGCTCTTCCGGCCGCACCGTCTCGACCGCCCCCCGCGCCAGCGACAACGTCCCGCCCTCCGGCGCGGGCCAATCGCCCAGCGGCTCGTCGTCCACCGCCACGTGGCCCGACAGCCAGCCGCCCGCAGGCCCGTCGGACCAGACCGACCCGCCCAGCGCACCGGCCAGCTCGGCCTCGCCCGCCAGCGTGCCGTCGACCCACAGCCGCACGCCCCCCGGCGCGGCGGGCCGCGCCTCGATTGTCAGGCGATGCACGTCTCCGTCGAAGGGCAGCCCCGCAACCGGCACCTCGACCACCGCCACATCCGTGCCGGCCTCCAGCGCCCCGGCGCGCAACCGCACCTTTCCGTCCCGCACGCCCAGCCACAGACCGGCCCCCTCGCCGGCCGTGCTCAGCAACGCGGCATCGACCGGCGCCTCCGGCAACCGCACCGAGCCGCTCAGCGTCACCGTGCGCCCCCGCGCGCCCGCGCCAAGCCCCGCGAAGGGCCCCGGCGGCACGGTCTCGTCCGCCTCCCGCTCGATCAGCAGCGTCGCGCCGTCGATGATCGGCGTCCGCGCCTGCGCCGCCCGCGCGGCATCAGTCGGATAGTACCAGTCGTATCCCTCGCCCCCCGCGATATTGACGGACAGGTAGTCGAGGTCATGGATCGCCCCGGCGGCGGCATCGGCGTGATCCTCGCCCTCGCGCCAATCCGAGAGCGGCATGTAATTGTCGATCCCCACGAAATCGATCGCTTCGTCCGCCCACAGGGGATCGAGGTGATAGAACACGTCGCCCGATCCGTCCTGAGGCTGATAGCCGAAATATTCCGACCAGTCGGCGGCATAGCCGATCTTCACCTCAGGCCCGAGGATCGCGCGCACGTCCGCCGCAAGCCGGCGCAGCTCCGTCACCGCCGGAAAGCTGTCCACCGCCCCGCGTATCCCCGTCAGCCCCCGCATCTCGGAACCGATGCAGAACGCGTCCACGCCCCCCACCTGTGCGCACAGATGGGCATAGTGCAGGATGAACCGGCGATAGCTCCAGCCGTCCGCCCCCTCGTAGCGGATTGTGTCGGTCTCGGGAACGAACGCCTCCCGCTCCGCCGTGCCGAAGAACGCCGCCACCTCCTGCGCCGCCGCGGCGCTGCGGTCGGGCGAGCCGTCGCGCCCCGGCGCCACCGACAGGGTGATCCGCCCCCGCCACGGCAGCGCAGGCTGCTCGGCACCGCCGTAGGGATCGGGCAGACCGTTCCCCGCCAGCGGCTCCATCAGCAGGAAGGGATAGAACATCACGTGCTGCCCCGCCTCGCGCAGCGCCTCGATCGCCTCGATCACCGCGCGGTCCGCGGGCGTGCCGCCATAGACCGGCCCCGCCGCACCCCGCGGCACGACACCCGCAGCCGCGCGGTCCACGCCCGAGACGCGCCAGGCCATCTGCGCGCCGTCCGTTGCGTCCTGTTCGACCTTGGGCGCGATCTCGCAGGTACCGCAACGCAGGTCGCTGCCGAACCACGACACGACCAGCGCCGTGCTCCCGCATCCCGGCAACTCCTGCGTCAGGGCCTCCACCGACACGGCGAAGTCGGTCTTGCCCAGGGGCGTGTTGACGTTGGCCGACCGGCTGATCCCCGGCCCGTCCTCGTAGCGCACCGGCGTCGTCGCCAGGGCGTATTCGCCGGTGCCGGGGATCATCGCGACGCCCTGCACCACGTCGGCCATGTCGCGGCCGACACCTCCGGTGCGGATCACCTCGAACGAGAATTGCGGCACCCGGTTGCCATAGGGCGACAAGTCCAGGTCCTCGAACACGACATAGGCCGTGCCGCGATAGGCCGGGGCATTCGCTGCCCCCTCGACCGCCGCGATCTTGGGATCGGGAAGCTGCCCGTCATCTCCGTCATAGACCCGCATCGTCAGCGTGTCCTGTTCGACCTCGGCCCCGTCGGCCCAGATCCGCCCCACGCGCGAAATGGGACCCTCGCCCAGCGCAACCGCCAGGCTGACCGAATAGCCGTACTCGGTCACCGCCGGGGCACGTCCGGCACCCTTGCCTCCGCCATGGGTCGTCTCGGTCTCGAGGAACCGCGAAGCCCAGATCACGTGACCCGCCACTCGCGGCCGGCCGTGCAGGCGCGGCACCGCCGCCCCCTCGCCGGCCCCGGTCAGCCGCAGGCGGTCCAACCGCCCGGTCTCGACCGGAGCCGAGCCGCTGCCCAGAAGCGTCTGGTCGATCACGCGCCCCACGGTCGCGCCCACCGCGCGCCCCAGCATGGCCGAGCTCACGCCCAGCACGCCGCCGCCGACCGACGCGCCAACGGCGCTCCCCAGACCGGACAGAACCAGTGTCGCCATCACGTCTCTCCCACAGGAAACCGGAACCGGGCCACGATCCGCCGTTGCCACGGATGGCTCAGCGGACTTTCGACCACGCCATGCCCGGAATAGGCGTGGATCACGCTCGCGCAGGGGGCACCTTCGCCCACGATGCCCAGATGCTTGGCGACGCCGCCCGCGCGCAGGCGGAACAGCAGCACGTCGCCCGGCGCCGGCGGTCCCGGCGGCAGGGCGACGAGGTGGCGGCGCGCGGCCTCCCACAGCGTCTCTTCCCGCGCCGCCTCGGACCAGTCGGGGCCATAGGGCGGCACCGCCACCGGTTCGGTCCCCAGCAGCACACGCCACACGCCCCGCACCAGGCCCAGGCAATCCGCCCCCACCCCCGGCACGGACGCCTGGTGGCGATAGGGCGTACCGATCCAGCGCCGCGCCTCGGCCACGACCCGCGCGCCGCTCATCGCGCCCGGCTCCCGACGTCGACGCGATCGGCGCGGGCGGGATGCACCATCAGCCAGTCCTCGCTCGGCAGATGCGGAAAGCCGCGGAAGTTCAGGAGGTTGCCGAACCGGTCGCGGCAGGTGCCAGGACTCTTGTCGCAGCCGACCTCCAGCCGCACCCGGTCGCCCACCGCCAGGCCGGGCAACGCATCCCACAGGACCAGCTCGCGCAGACCGTCGCCCGCGCGGTCGATCTTCACCCGTCGCGACACGCCCTCCGCCATGCCCGACAGCGCCACGACGCGCCCGCCCTCGAACCAGCCCTCCGCGACAGCGGCGACGGGGCGCACATGCAACCGCCACCCCTCCTCCACCGCCTCGAGCGTCCGTTCCGCCGACCGGCCCTCGGCGCCCAGGTCCACGCCGCAGGCCGCGTCACCCAGCACCGCACCGCAGCGCCGCTGGAAAATCCGGCCCTGCGGCTGGTTCAGCGCCTCGGTCAGCCCGCGCAGCTCGGCGCGAAAGGCACCGCCCGCGCGGGTGATCTCGCCAAGCGTGCCCCGGAATAGGCAGCGCCGCATCTCCGCATCCGCCCAGTTCACCTGCCACACCTCGACGCCGCAGCCATCGTAGCGCCCCGCGCGGATGTCCTCCTCCCGCAAGCCCTCGGCGCTCAGAACGCCCTCGGCCTCGCTGTTGTCGACCGACAGCCCCGTACCCTGCGCCAACGCCAGCCCGCTCAGCCCGCCCTGCGGCGCGAAGACCGCGCCGTCGAAGTGCACCGGCTGGTCGTGGTCGGTAAAGCCCAGCGTCATCCCGTCCCGCCGCACCAGCCGCCAGCAGCGGCAGAGCGTCGTGACACCGCCCGCGAGATGCGTCTCCAGCGCGCTCATACCCGCACCTCGACCACCGGAACCGAGGGCACCTCGCCCGCCTCGAAGCTCGCCAGCGAGGTCTGCACCGTGTCGGCATCGAACCGCACCGGCACGTCGAACTCGAACCCCGCCGTCACCGCGTCGCCCAAGGGCGGCGCGACCTCCAGCGTCACCCGTCCCGCCGCCGGATCGACCGAGAAATGCACCCCCTCGCGCAGCTCCAGCCCACCGACGCCGACGCGCACCGTGCCCGCCACCGGCTTGCGGACCGGCCGGGCATAGCTCTCCTGCCCCGAGCGATAGGTCTTGCACAGCTGGAACACGGTCGTCGTCCCGTCGCCGCGCCCGATCACCTGGTCCTCGAAATCGACCCGCGCCGAGGGCAGGCACGACTTGTAGTCGCTCCAGTCCTTCCAGCGGAATCCGTGCAACTGCCCGCGCCGCGCCTCGAAGAAGGCGACCAGCGCCGCCAGGTCATCCTGCGAGCGCATGGCCACGCCCGCGTCATAGCGGCGCCTTGCATGCTCCCACGGCGTGTTGCGCTCTTCGAACCCGTTGGCCAGCGTCACGATCTCGGTCCGCCGCTGCGGCCCCCCGACCGAGCCAAAGCTCAGGGCCGCGGGAAATCTCACCTCATGGAAACTCATATCTTCTCCCTCAGCGGTTTCTCTGGCCGCGCGAAAGCGCCCGGCCCATCTGCGCCGCGATCTGGCTGTGACTGCGGCGAAAGCTCTCGGCGTCGCGGGTCGCGACGTTGACGACCACCTGCACCGGCCGGCCGCCGCCCCCCGCCTGCACGCCCAGCCGGCCGTCGGCGCCCCGCGCCAGCGGCAGGATCGCCTCGGGACCGGCCTCGCCCATCAGGCCCGTGCCGCCGCGCATCGGGAACGCGACCGGCCCCGACACCACACCGCCCGTCGCAAAGGGCCGCACCCGGCCCTGCGCGAACCCGGCCCCGTCCGCGAACGGCATCAGCGCGCCCACGCCCTCGGCCAGCATCCCGCCCAACTGGCGCGACACCGGCTTCACCGCCGCGCGATAGGCGGTGTCGGCCATCGACTGCGCAACGCAGCGCAGCGCCTCGCTCAGCGACGCGCCGTCAAAGACCAGGTCCTCGAACGACCGCCGCAATCCCCGCGACAGGCCGCGCGACAAGGCGGTCACCTCGCGGCCGGCGCCGGCGATCTCGCCGCGCATCCGGCCCAGTTCGGCCTCGAACGCCGCCGTCACCGACCTTGCGCCGCCCATCGCCTCTTCCAGAGAGGTCAGCTGCACCTCCAGGTCGTCGATCTCGTCAGGTTCCGTCATCCGCCCCTCCTTGGTCGGGATAGGCCGCGCGCAGTTCCTCCAGCCGCGCCCGCCCAAGCGGCGCCGGCGCGCGCCCGGCCCCCAGCATCAGCGCTAGCTCCGCCGGGGTCAGCGCCCAGAACTGGTCGGGACGCAGGCCCAGGCCCGACAGCGCCACCCGCATCAGCGCGGCCCAGTCAAACATCGCCCGGCCCCGCAAAGGCCCGCGCCAACAGCGCCCCGGCCACCCGCGCCGCCTCGACCGGTCCGCCGCCGATCTCGGCGCTCAGCAGATCGCGTGGGCCTCCGCGCCAGCCGCCGCCCCGCAGGCCGGCCACGATCAGCGCCAGCACGTCGCGGGTCGAGAACCGCCCCGCCTCGAACCGCTCGACCAGGTCCATCAGCGTCCCGGCCTCCAGCGCTGCTTCCAACTCCGCCAACGCACCCAGCGTCAGCTTCGCCACCCGGCGCTCGCCATCCAGCGTCAGCGCCACCTCTCCGGCATGGGGATTGGCCATCAGAGCGCCGTGAAGCTCAGTGCCCCGGCCGAAGCCAGCGCCATCTCGTAGGTCGCCTCGCCGTCGTGGCTGCCGGCATATTCCAGCGCCGTCACCTGGAACGGCCCCTGGACGATGCCGAAATCCGGCACGATCACCTGGAAGTCGGGCGTGATCCCCTGAAAGAAGATGTCCCGCGCCCGTGCGTCGGTCGCGGTGTCCTTGAACACCCCCGAGCCCGAGATCGTCGCCGACCGCACGCCCGCGCCCGACAACAGTTCTCGCCATCCCCCCTCGCTCTCCAGCGAGGTCACCTCGACGCTCTCGGCGTTGAACGACAGCCGCGTGGCGCGCAGCCCCGCCACCGTCTCGAACTGCCCGCCCCCGGTGAGGTCGAGCTTTATCAACAAATCCTTGCCGTTCTGGGCCGCCATCTCCGCTCCTCCCGCTACTCACTCGTCATCCGTCCGCGCCCGAAAGCGCAGGTCGATCCGCCGCCGGTCCCCCGGCGACAGGCGCTGCGCCCGCGCCTGGCGGAACCACAGCCCCACCAGCCGCCCGCGCCCCAACGTCAGCGCCGCACCGGTCAGCGCATCCGACACCGCAGCCGCGGCCGCCTTGGCCGTGGCAAAGCCCGCCGCGTCGCTCTCCACGCTGATCGTCAGGTCGTGACGGGCGCCGGCCGACAGCATGTCGCCCGCCTCGCGCACCCGCTCCTCGCCGATCAGCACGAAGGTTCCCGAAAGCACCCCGGCGGGCCGGGCGTCGTGGACGGCGTCGCCCACCACCGCCCGCAGCGCCGCGTCCGCCTTCAGCCGCGCATAGACGGCCTCCTGCAACGCGCCGGCCATCGCATAGCTCATGCCGCCACCTCCTCGTCCGCATCGCACAGCAGGTACCGCCCGCGCGGGTCCGCCTCGCCCACCGCGCGGATCGCGAAACAGCGCGCCCCCTCGCGAAAGCGCTGCCCCGGCGCCGGCCGCGCGGGCGAACCCACCCGCGCGCCGCGCACCGTGATCCGCCACCGGGTCAGCCCGACCGGCCCACCGGGCGCGGCCGTCTCGCGCCCGGTCCGCCGGTCCATCGCGGCCCAGAGCACGCCCAGCGTCTCCCAGCTCTCTGACAGGCCCCCGGCGCCGTCCGGCACACCGACGCGCGCCTGCAACTCCAGCCGCCGGCTCAGATCCGGCGCACTCATGCCGCACCGCCCAGAAGGCGCACCGGGCGATATGGGCCCAGCAGGCCCTCGACCGGCCCCGGCATCGGGCGCACCTCGCCTTCGCCGTCGCCGCGCCGGGCATAGTGATGGGCGGCCAGCATCAGCACCGCCTGCGCCAGGTCGCCCGGAACGGTCTCCCACCCGGCGCCATAGCCCGCCTCGAACAGCACCTCGGCCGCGCCGCCCGTCGGGATCAACGGCAGCCGCGCGCCCGTCGCCGCCAACGCGGGCCGGTGCGCGTCCTCGGCCAGGCGGTAGCGCTCTGGCGGGACCTCCTTCACAGAGCCGTCCCGCATCCGCAAAGACACCGACACCAGCGCGGGAACCGGCGCCACCGGCAGCATCTGCCGCGCCGCGTCCCGCCAGGCCTCCACCCGCCACAGGAACCGCCGCCGCAGCACGGCCTTGCCGGTCCGCGCCTCGATCGCGGCAAGCGCCGCGCGCAGGCACGGGACCAGGACCGCGTCCTGCAGGCTGTCCTCGCCGAACCCGGTCCCCAGCCGCAGATGCGACCGAAACGCCGCCACCGGCAGAGCGGCCGGATCCACCGGCGTGTCCTCGTTCAAGATCATCTCTCAACCTCCCGTCCCTGTGTCATTCTTCGGAATTGGACGCGCGCCCCCGCGCCGCTCGGACGGAGGGATAGCTGGACGACACGGGGGTCGTTGATGCGCGCGTCCGGGGCGCCGGACCGTGGCCCGGCACCCGCCCGCGCGCCTTACTCGGCGGCGAACTTCAGAAGCTTGATCGCGGCGAAATCACTGACGTCGCCGCCGACGCGCTTGGTGGCGTAGAACAGAACATGCGGCTTGGCCGAGAACGGATCGCGCAGGATGCGCAGGTCGGGACGCTCGGCGATGGTATAGCCCTGGCCAAAATCACCGAAGGCCACCGCAAAGCTGTCGGCGGCGATGTCCGGCATGTCCTCGGCGATCAGCACCGGGTATCCCAGAAGCCGCGCGGGCTCTCCCGCCGCCAGCCCGTCGGACCACAGGAACCGCCCGTCACCGTCCTTCATCTTGCGCACCGTGCCGGCGGTCTTCGAGTTCATCACGAAGCTCGCCCCCGCCCGGTACTGCGCCCCCAGCGCATAGACCAGCTCGACCAGCGGGTCGGCGTCCTGGAACGCCCCCGCCGCGCCGGTCGGGACATAGCCGAGGTTGCCCCATTCCCAGATCGTGTCGTCCACCGTCGGATGCGTCAGGAATCCCGTCGGCTTGTCCGCCCCGTCACCAGTGACGAACGCCGCCGCCTCGGCCCGGGCGAACTTGTCCGCGATGCGCCCCGCCAGCCAGCTCTCGATGTCGAAGGCCGCGTCGTCCAGCAGCCGCTGCGAGGCCTTCGGCAGCGCCGACAGCTCGTGCAGAGGGATGACGATCCGGTCCAGCTGCGGCGTCCCGGTCTCGGTCTGGGCCCCGGTCTCGGACGACCACCCCGCGCCGACATCCGTGGTGTCGATCAGCACATCGTACGACGTCGCCTCGACCCGCACCACATTGGCCACCTGCCGCAGCGACGCGGTCGAGTGCAGGACACTCTGCACGGTCTCCGACGTCTGCGGATCGACGAGGTAACCGCCATCCCCGGCCACCGCGCTCGACAGCGCCTTGCTCTCGGTCTCGAGCCCGCGCAGCCCGTCGTCGTCGCCGTTGCGCAGATAGGCGCCAAAGGCGGCCTTGTGGCTCAGGTCAGTCTCGGCCGCGGCCGAAAGCACCGGGCGCGCGCCCGCGATACTCTTGCGATCCAGCATGGTCAGTCGCTCTTCCTGTTGTTGCATCTTATTGTGAATGTCGTCGCGAAACCTTTTGATCTCGCTCGTGAATCGCGCCATCGCGCGCATCGCCTGATGCGCGGATGCACTCCGCCCCTCCGGGGCCGTCGCCTCGGTCTCGGCCATCGCCTCTTCCTTTCGCTTGTGCTGATGGTCGGCGGGTCAGCTGCCCGCCAGCACCTCTCCGGCGCGGCGCAGCGCCGCCGCCATTTCTTCCAGCGCCGCCGCCTCGTCGGCTTCGGCCTTGCCGTTCAGCCGCGCCTCGGGAAGCATCGGGAACGTCACCAGCGACACTTCCCACAGGTCCAGCTCCGTGAGGCTGCGCCGCCCGCCCGCATCCTTCGTCGCCCGCACCGTGCGATAGCCGATCGACAGCCCGTCGATCGCGCCCGCCGCGATCAGCGCGGCGGCCTCCCGCGCCCGCGCCACGTCGTCCAGAAGACGCCCCCGCACATGCAGCCCGTGCGCGTCCTCGCGGACGTCCTCCCAGACGCCGATCGGCTGCGCCGGATCATGCTGCCACAGCATCTTGACCTTGCCGCCCCGCGCCGCCAGCCGCTTCAAGGCCGCCACGTAAGCGCCCGGCATCACGGTATCTCCTCCCTGATCCCGCACCCCGAAGAGCGAGGCATAGCCGGCGATCTCGCAGCCCTCGCGCATCGTCACCGCGCCGCCCGCCGCGCAGAACTTGCGCTCCAGTCCACTCTCTTCCGTCAACATCCGATTCTCCCCGTAACCCACTGGCATGAAATCATTCCCCGACCGGCAACCCCAGCAGAGCCCGCTTTTCCGCCGGGCTCAGGAAATCCGCCTCGGCGACCCGCCGCCACTGCGCCTCCCGCTCGGCCGCCAGTGCAGGCACGCCGTCGAGATCGGGCACCAGCTCAACCAGCTCAGAGAAATGCGCCGACAGCCAGTGGCTCAGCGCCGCCGTCACCCGGCCCGCCAGCGGCAGCACCGTCAGGCGATAGAACGCCCGGTTCGCCTCGGCGTAATTGGCGTAGGTCGCGTCGCCGGGTATCCCCAGCAGCATCGGCGGCACGCCAAAGGCCAGCGCGATCTCCCGCGCGGCGGCCTCCTTGGTCTTCTGGAACTCCATGTCCGAGGGCGAGAACCCCATCGGTTTCCAGTCCAGCCCGCCTTCCAGCAGCATCGGCCGTCCGGCATTGCGCGCGCCCTGGTGATGGCTCTCCATCTCGCCCAGCAGCCGGTCGTACTGCGCCTGCGTCAGCGTGCCCTGGCCCTCGCCCCCGCCGTAGACGATCGCGCCCGAGGGCCGCGCCGCGTTGTCCAGCAGCGCCTTCGACCAGCGCGAGGCGGCGTTGTGCACGTCCATCGCCCCCGCCGCGGCCTGCATCGGCGACAGACCGTAATGGTCGTCCTGCGGATGAAAGCTGCGGACGTGGCACACCGCCGCCGGTCCCTCGCCCACGGCAAAGCGGTGCGTCTTCGCCCCCACGGTGTAGTCATAGGCCACGGGCCAGCCGTCCGATCCCGGCACGACGCTCACCCGGTCGGACCGCAGGACATGCAGCTCCGCCGGCCGCCCCGACCCGGCCGCCTCGACATAGGCGTTGCCGCTCAGGCAAAGCTGGGCATAGATCGCCTCGAACAGCTCGGCCCGCCCCTGCGCCGCGTTCGGTCGTTGCACCAGCCGCAGCACCGGATGGCTGTCGAACCGGCGCGTCCCGTCCTGCAGGACCAGCGGCAGCGCGCCCGCCGCCTCGGCGATCAGGCGCACGCAGCGAAAGCCGACCGGATTGCCGATGAACCCGCTCCGCGTCAGCGACACCGCGTCGCGCGGGGTCCAGGCCACCCGCCCCGCAGTGCCATAGGCGATCACCGGCCCCGCGGCCGAGGCCTTCTGCTCGGGCGGTGCCTCCACCGGCCGCGGCCGCTTGAGAAAATCGAACATTCCCCGTCCTTTCCTTGCGGGCACGACGAAAAAGACCGCTCCCTGCCGGAAGCGGCCCCGTCATCCATGCCCCGATTTCGCCGTGGTCAGCCCAGGCTGCGCACCTGCGGATTGCGCCATGCCGCCGCCGGCGCCAGCACCAGGTCGTGCAGCGCCCAGACCAGCGCATCCACCCGGTCGGGCGAGCCCGATCCCTCGAACCCCTGCGCCGTCATCCGGCACATCTCATCCTCCAACGCGGCCAGCCCCGGCAAATGCGCCACGCGCCCCTGTTCGTAGAGCGCGGCCACCGGTTCAGCCCGCGCCGCCTTGCCACGGGTGGCGTGCACGCCGCGATAGGGCGCCAGCGGATCGATCTGCCGCACCACCGTCTCCACCAGGTCGCCGCCCTGGTTCACCTCGGCGACCAGCCGCTCGGCGCCGTGGCGATGCAGCGCGTCCACCGCCGCCTGCGCCCATTCCGTCGGCGTCGCGCCCGAGACGCTGGCATCCTCCAGCACCACGACGCGCCAATCCTGCGGCGGCCCGACCGTCACCGCGCCCGACACCACGATGCCGCAGGTGTCCGACCGCTTGCCGGAGGTCACCGGCGGATCCACCGCGACCACGATCCGGCTCAGGCGCGGCACCGTGTCCACCCGTGCCGCCTCGATCATCGAGGACCGCCAGAGCGCGCCCTCGGCATCCTCCAGCAGGACGCCGTCCAGCTCCTGACGGCCCAGCCGCGTGCCGGCATAGCGCGCCCGAACCGCCTCCAGGAACGATCCCGCCAGGTTCGCGGCGTTCGCCTCGGTCGGCGCATGGGTCACCGCCGTTGTCGGCAGGTCCAATAGCTCTTTCAGCACGCCCACGTTGCGCGGCGTCGTCGTCACCACCTGCCGCGGATCGTCGCCCAGCCGCAGGGCGAATTGCAGCATGTCCCAGGCCTCTCGCGCACGCTTCCACTTGGCCAGCTCATCCACCCACGCGGCGTCGAACTGCGGCCCGCGCGGGATTCCGGATCATGGGCCGAGAACACCTGCGCCACCGCGCCGTTCGGCCAGACCAGCCGCTTGCGCCCCGCCTCCCAGACCGGCCGCCTGTCGGCGGGGGAACACGCCATGATGCCGCTGTCGCCAAAGATCATCACCTCGCGCGCCTGGTCGAGCGTCTCGCCCACCAGTGCCACCCGAGACGCCCGGCCCGGCGACAGCGGCAGCGATCCCTCGACCTGCCCGCGCAGCCATTCGGCACCCGCGCGGGTCTTGCCCGCGCCCCGGCCGCCCATCACCACCCAGGACCGCCAGTCGCCCTCGGGCGGCAGCTGGTGCGCCATCGCCCAGAACTCGAAAAGATAAGGGAGCGCCAGCAGCGCCCCCTCGGTCAGTTCATCCAGGAACCTCTCCTGCACCTCCCGCGGCGCGGAGGCGATCAA